GCCATAAAAAAAACCTCCCTAAACACTATGGAGATTTAAAACACTAGAAGGACCATTTAGGTCCATTAGTTCCATAGTGTAATTTATATTAAACTACATTTTTCTTACAATTTTCTAAAACTTTTAATACTGTATTTGTGTCTTTTCTAATCTCTATGAGTTCTTTGGCTAAATCTTGTACAACCATTATTAAATCTTGTGTACTTTTGTAATTATTCCTAAGAAAATAAATCATTAAAACAACCGCTATGCCATTATTTGTTACAAATGTTATTAAATCATTCATGACTTTTTCTTATGCCATTTTCCACCCTTATATTTTTCATAAACTTTTTTAACAGCGCCCAACGCCGCTTGACGTGCCTTATTTTAGCTATTTGTTCACTTTAAAGTATCGTTAAATACTCTTATCCAAATACTTTTGGCAGATTGAGGCAATCCATTAATTAATGTCGGTGGATTGTTTATATTATATGGCATAATCTAACCCCCTTAATTAAGAAGTTGTTAGGCCGTTAATGATTCCATGATATTCCTCAGGACCATAATCCAAGCCTAATTGAGTATACATCTGTTTTGCATAAGATGCCCCGTCGGTTGCTTTATCTTCAACTAAAAATACTTTCCCATTAACAGGACAGCATTTCACTCTAACTACAGACATTTCAACAATAAATATTGTATCTGTTGGGACATTTGGATCATAAAGTATTTCTATAATTCCAAAATCTGTATAAATAGTTTCTATCATTGCCCCACCTTCTGTTCTTGATTGTGGTACAAATTCATATAAGGCCGCTAAACTTTGCCTTTGAAAACTATTTAAAACAGCAACTAAATTTTGCATTGGTGCTCCACTATCAACCATTGCTTTTACACATTGATTAATATGTGTTTGTGCTAGTGCTACGGATCCGGCCGCAATTGCATTAGTAGTAATTGCATTGTCTAAGCCTCTAGTTTTTGCGGCTGTTGCGCTTGAAGCCGCGCCCTGATAACTTCCTTGTAAACAACTATAATCTAAATCACTGGCCATACCTTTTAAATTTGCTACTACTTGAAAATCTAACTCATTAGCAACAGGATTCCCACCAACTCCAAAGGCTACGCCGGCCTGTGCACCATCTATATTATGAACCCCTGAAATTGCATTGTTTACAGTTCCAGTTGTTGAAAGTTTCTTATAGCTAACCTCTGCTTTTCTCTGGAAGATTTGACAAGTATTTGCGTCTTGTCCTCTTGTAATAGTGTTTGCTGTAACACCTGTTACACTAGCCGCCTCTGTAATAGCTGGCTGACTTCCGGCCCCTGTATCAACTGGTTGCGCTACTGCAAATTCAAAAGAATTTGTTTGTGATACAACACCCGGATTTAATTGACCATTTTCTCCGATTGGATTACCTATTCTATTTAAAAATGGTGTTTTTCTCGCTCCAACTGTGAACAATTGACCCAAATAATTTAGATCTTCACTATCGCAATAAGCCATTTTTTTCCAACTCCTTTATTCCTGAATATTTTGTATTTCTCTTTGCAATCTTTGTAATGCCATAAAATCGCCGCTTTTTTCGGCTTCATTATATTTATTAATTAATTCTTGTTTAGTAGTTGGTGTTGGTGGTGGATTTCCGTTATTTGCCGGTGGTGTTGTTCCTGTTATTTTAGTTTCAAATACTTTTTTAAAAGTATCCTTTAAAGGAAGTATAATATTATCTTTATTTAATATTTTTTCATCCTTTATAATTACTTCATCCATTTTAATTGATTTTAATAACATATCAACAAAAACCGGATCGGCTCCCTCTGAAAGTAAATCATTTCTAACTAAATTAGTCTTGTTTGTTGTTTCGAGCTGTTTTTCATACTCATTTCTTTGCTCTACTAATTTAGTTTCAAATTGTAATTTTTGCTCTGTTAATTTGGTCTGCATGTCTTTACTTGTTACCATGTCCCCAATACTACCTAATTGTGTTTTATACTGTTCTACTTCAGTCTTTAATAATTTGTTTTCACTTAATTTCTCATTGAAAACATGCTTAGGAACGATTTTTAATGGATCGTTTTCTATAAATTCTTTATCTCCTAAACTTGCTTTTAAAATTTCAATTGTTCCATTTTCAACTAATTTATTATATTTATCTTCACCTAATAATCTTTTTAACCATTCCATAATTAACCCCCGTTTATTCTCCATCGAGTTTTATTAATACAATATAGTGTGTATTTCACTAATAAAAGAGTTATAGGGAATTGAACCCTACAAAAACCATTAACCCTAATACATGTGAACCTTTGTTATTTTAAGATATGAACCTTTCTCAACTGTTACTGTTCCGGCATTTTGAGCGGCGTGTCTTATTTGAACTTTTCCGCCCGTTATACCAGTTTTACATAATGCTTTTTCGTTTATTCTTGAATAACCACTTGCAACAATACCATAATTTACATCGGTAGCAAATCCATGCGTTTGTATCTCTATTGCATTACTATTATAATTACTTGTTGATCCACTCCCCGGTCCTAAACAATATCTATAATATTGGCCCGCCTCTATGCCTGTAACTTCCCAATCTGTTTTAAAATCTGTGCTTGCGTCTGTTCCGTCAACTGCCAACATTAACTCAACTTCAAATAAACCATTCGGCGGCAAATAACAAAACAATTCATTGTCATTTCCAATTGTTGTGCTGCTATCATCTTGATTTATTGTTTTCATTATGATTTTTGGGCTATCAAAAGAATCTTGTTTTATTATCTCTGTATTTGATATTTTAAAATTAGTAATCATTCCAATATTATTATCATCTGCCCAACTTCTACCTAAGTAAACATCACCATCATATTCACTATTAATATCTGTTTCTTTTTCAACTACTTTTTGATATTCTCCATCTTTAAACAAAATAGCTCTGAATGTATCTCCATATTTTTCTATATGTACTTCGTATCTTTCATTATATATTAAACCATTATCTAAATTTACGGCCGTTGTTGAAGTACCACCACCATAATGTTGTCTTATGCATAATTGATCGGCTTCAATATATGCCTCTAAAAAATTAGATGCATCATAAACCCAAGCTACGCTTGGACCTTCTCCGGCATACTTACATATAAATTCAAACTTTGAAATAAAGCTTATAGTATCATCAAAAATCCTTAAAGTATTTTGACTATAATAATCAACATAGCTATTACCAGACATAATCCCATAATCACAAACATTATCATCATAATATAAAACAATTGGAGGATCCGCCGGAAAAAATTTATTTTCCCATCCTGTAACCGATCCAGAATATAATTGACAAGGGTTAAAATATCCTGAATATCCCGGCATCGTTCTGAATAAACTTAATAATTGTGGTGATATATATTCACCGCTCGCGCTTGAATTAGAATACCATCTAATATTAATCCAAGTAATCGCCGCCCAATTTGGAGATCCAACACTATAAAAGTCTGATTTCATTGGATAAATAGTTATCCATCCGCTTTTTGTAAAACTTCCATATACAACATAATAATAATTACTGCTATCTGTCCCTAATCTTATAGTTACTGTATTGATTTTTGTATAATCACTAATATAAAAAGTTAATGCTATACAATCTGATGTTCCGGATGCGCTTGTATCATTAAATTCTGTTAAATCAACACTAGATATTGTTTGATACATTCCAACATATGATGCCGTTGCATCATTTTCGGCAATTTTTACACTATTAGATCCAATAAATTTATTAGTGCTATCATCAGTTAAAGTTGTTGAAGCTTCTGCGGTCCAGTCTGTATTATCTTGGAAGGTTTCTATTTGTTTACAGTTTTTCATAAAAAAATATTCTTTATATTTCATAAAGTCAATTGAATTTCTAGCAAGGAAGTTATCAGTTATTTCATGCATTCTTTCTATTTCATTTAAGTTATCTTCATCAATTGGAACGGTATAACTTCCATTAGCAAAGGTTAATTGACTATGTTTACCAAATGCACCACTCATTAACTACTCACTTCCTTTTTAATTTCTTTCTTTTGAATTTTAAAGGATTTATTTTCATTGTTTATATCTAATTTTTCTTTATTTTTATACTTATGTAAAATTGTTTCTTTAATCTTAAAACTAGGAAATAAAGCACTAATTTTAACAACTTTGCTTGTAGTGTTGTCTCTTTCATCATAATAATTATCTATAGTTTCAATTTCAATTCCTATATTTTCTTTTATTTGATTCATATAATTTACACAAAAAGTTGCATATGCTCGATCATAAAATTCGTTTTTTTCTTTTATATTTTTTAATTTTGGAACCTTAAAAATTGTTTTAAAATCTCTCATTCTTCTTTTTTCCTCCTAATCTCAACATAACAATGACAATTAATATCTAGTTTAGCAATACCAAACCCACCGGGATATTTTGTTCTTTCTCCGGTTGGAGAGTAAAAAAAACCGTCTTTATCTGCTATTTGTTGGTGCATCTCTTTGTGGGCATCTCTTGAATTTTTAAAAGTACAATTCCATACTTTTTCTAAGTTAAATTGTTTTTCAATTTTTTGATAAATATAATCTTTAATTTTCTCTTTAATTCTATGGGAATCATTTTTAATTGTGTTTTTTGTCTTTCTGTATTCTTGACCAAATCTTTGCTTTAAAGGTTTTTCTTTTTCTTTTTTCTTTCTAATTTTTTTAACATCTCTTTTTAATTTATTTTCATTTCTAGTTAATCTTTCGGTTGTATTTTTACCTTTCATTCTAGCCTCAATTAATGCTTTTCGCTCTGCTTTTTGGATCTCAATTTCTTTTTTTGAAAGAACGCGGCCCCCCATTGAATGTTGACCTTTTCGCCTTAAATTTTTATATTTTTTCAAGGTATTATATAAACTTTTTACTGTATTATCGGATAAATTTTCAAAATCTATATTTACATTTTTTTTAATTACTTTAAAAGTTTTTGAAATTTCATTATTAATCTTAGTATCTTTAATTCGTTCTTTAGAACTTGAATCTTCAATTTTTATTATTTTTTCAAATAAAGAAGTAAAGTTATTTTTTAAATCAATTAGTTTCATTAAATTTCACTTCCTGGCACTAATTGTGATTCATTATATTGTAAATTTTCTTCCTCAATCTTTTTTAATTCTTCTTCGCTATTATCAACTAGTGGATTATTAGCGACTTGAGTTTCTAAACTAGTAAATTCAGAAGCCGTTGCAATACTTTCTATTATTTCTTTTTCATTAATAATTATTGATTTGTTAAAGACTATTTCGACTTTATTAATATCAAAAGTTTGTTGATTTTTTATTTTATTATACTGGTTAGCAAATTTTAATAGTTGCTTAATAAATTTTCTACATTCTTTTAAAAATTTATTTGCTTTTATATCCAATAAAGCAAAATAGGCTTTAACAACTACATTTGTCAAACTACTACCTTTTAGATCATCTATATCAACACCCTGTCCAAAACTATAAATTAGTTTCTTTAGGGTTAATAAAAATTCGCCTCTTGCTTGATATGGAACATCTTTGGATATAATATCCATTGCACCATCACCGCGAACAGAGACAATTTTATATTTTTTAATCCATTCCATCAACTCACGTGCTGCCGTTTCTGTTGCTACATTTTCATTATAATTTTTTATAAATAAAATTAATTCTTGAAAGTCAATGAAATTATTTGAAAAATCACTAACAACCTCATCGTAAGCATCTATAAAAACTTTAATTCTTAATAAATCATTTGTCCTGTACCTATTATTCCATAATGGAATAAATGGGACCATTCCCCAACTAATACCATCATCTAAATGGCTACTTTCATTATTAAACTTATATACATTATCTTTATCAAGAATATAAGTATATTTATTATTTTCGTCCCATAATTCGGCCAACTTTTCATTATTTAGTTCATAAATTCTAATAATATACATGATATTTTTTTCTATGGTGCCGTCGTTTATTTCAATAATTTCTTCCGACTCCATAGTTTTTAGTTTTATTTCACCTTCTTTGTTTGCATATATATGGCACCATCCAACCGATTTTATACTGGCTTCTTCGGCTGTATAATCTATTTCATCGTTTATATCAAAAGGCAGTGAAATATCTTTTATAATTACATCTTTAGATAAACAATAACTTACTTTTTGGTCTACTAATAAACCTAAAAAATTAGAAGCCAATCGAGAATTATTTCTATATATGTCCTTTTGTCTGCCTGTTGCTGTCCACAATTGAAATTCCCTTTGTTTTATGTCATTATCTGTCAAATAATACTGTTTTGATTTTAACATATCTTTCTTGTATTTTGACGAGTTCCAATCATTTATTCTTTTAGTTATATCTTTATCACCTAATCTTGGCATATTTTTTACCCCTTTTCCTCATTGTATCAAGAGATAAAAAAAAATCAACTAAAAATTGATTTTGAAATAAATTATTTTTTTTGATGATTATTGTATTATTTTGTTTTTTTTATAAGTTTATTATATATATAATCCAAGTCCTCATTACTAGGCTTTTTGTAACATTTTCTAATTAGATTTTTCTTTCTGTTTTTTTTAATTTCCTTCCATTTCATTCCATAGTCCTCCAAAAAAAAATAAGGATTTAATTATATTCCTTATTTGACAATAATTCAATATTTATTATGTTTTTATATTATAACATGTTTTCCTCATCTAATATAATTTTAAAAACTCTTCCATTATGAATTAGTCATAATATTTGTATATGGACTATCTAATGTTATAATCATTATAAATTTATAATTTGTTAAGGCATTATTCATTTTTTTTACCTTCCTTATAAATTAGATCTGATAAAGTCTCTATTAATCTCTCTTCTTTCTTTTTTTTAATATTTATATTTAAATCATTTAATAAAACATGTAACATTTCATGTATTAAAACTTTTTCTTTGTTCTCATGATTATCTAATATGTAAATATCAGCCGTTAAAAATGTATAATCACTGTAAGCACAACCACCATGAATATTATTAGTATTCATTATTTCATTAATTCTTTCTTGATTTACTTCTTCATATTTTATTTTCCAATGTTGTAACTTCAATCTTTTTTGCAATCTGTTTTTTAATTTATCTAAATTCATTTTCAACCTCCTAAAATGAATCTAACATAATGTACTT